ACAGAGATGATGATGTCTTGCGTTATCAGGGTCTAGCATTTAGCTGGATAGGGTTTGACGAATTGACCCAGTGGGCCACACCATATGCATGGAATTACATGCGGTCACGTCTACGGTCCACTGCACCCGACTTGCCTATCTTTATGAGAGCCACAACTAACCCCGGAGGAAGAGGTCATCACTGGGTAAAGAAAATGTTCATTGACCCATCACCATACAATAGAGCATTCGATGCAACAGACAGTGAAACCGGAGAAGTACTACGATACCCAGCAGGACATGCAAAGGCTGGAAAGTCACTATTTAAAAGGCGGTTTATCCCAGCAAGACTATCAGACAATCCTTATCTGGCAGAGTCGGGTGACTATGAAGCAATGCTACTCTCCATGCCAGAGCAGCAAAGACGACAGCTTCTTGAAGGCGATTGGGATATCAAAGAAGGCGCGGCCTTTACTGAGTTTGACCGCAACATTCATGTTGTTGAGCCTTTCGATGTACCTCATAATTGGGTTAAGTTTAGGGCTTGCGATTATGGTTACGGCAGTAAGTCTGGCGTTGTTTGGTTTGCTGTCGCACCTAATGAGCAGCTTGTGGTATATAGAGAACTATATGTCTCTAAAGTCCTTGCCGCAGATTTGGCAGATATGATACTTGAATTAGAGGCGGGTGATGGAACTATTAAATATGGTGTGCTGGATAGCAGTCTTTGGCATAAGCGTGGGGATACTGGACCATCTCTTGCGGAAACTATGATAGCACGAGGATGCCGTTGGCGTCCATCAGATAGAAGCCGTGGCAGTCGTGTAGCAGGTAAGAACGAAATACACAGACGCTTACAGGTAGATGAGTTTACAGAGGAGCCTAGACTTGTATTCTTTAATAGCTGCACAAATGTCATATCACAGTTACCAGCCATCCCGCTTGATAAAAAGAATCCAGAAGACATTGATACAAATAGTGAAGACCACTTGTATGATGCGTTAAGGTATGGTATAATGTCCAGACCAAGGTTTAGTATATTTGACTACGACCCAATGGGAAGACCTAGCACTGGTATGCGTGTAGCAGACAGTACATTCGGATATTAAGGAAAACATCATGGATGAAGATGATATTATGATTGAAGACGATGCAATTGCATTGGAAGACACAGATGACTCTGTTGTTGAGGATGCAGAAATTGCTTCAATTATTCCATTTATTAACGAGAAGTATCAGCGTTCAGAAGACTACCGCGAACAAGACGAAGACCGTTGGCTACGTGCTTATCGTAACTACCGTGGCTTGTATGGTCCAGACGTGCAGTTTACTGAGGCAGAGAAGTCTCGTGTATTTATCAAGGTAACAAAGACAAAGACGCTGGCAGCTTACGGACAGATTGTAGATGTCCTGTTTGCAAATCAGCGTTTTCCTTTATCTGTAGACCCAACTGAACTGCCAGAAGGTGTAGTTGAGGATGTTAGCTTTGACCCACAAGAGCCAGAGCAACTGCGCGGAGAAACTGCGTTGTCTACTAGCCCCTATGGTTTTGCTGGTGATGGCAATGATTTGGCACCCGGCGCAACAGCACAGTCTCTGCAAGAGAAGCTGGGTGTAGTACAAAATAAACTGGAGCCTGTACAGGAAAAACTTAAAGAAGGTCCGGGTAAGACACCTACAGCAATCACATTCAGTCCTGCACAAATTGCTGCAAAGAAAATGCAAAAGAAAATACATGACCAGCTTGAGGAGTCCGGTGCCAGCAAGCATATGCGTAACTCTGCATTTGAGATGGCATTGTTTGGCACAGGTGTTATGAAAGGTCCATTTGCTGTAGACAAAGAGTATCCTAATTGGAATGATGATGGTGAGTATGATCCTAGATTCAAAACCGTTCCGCAAGTACAGCATGTATCTGTTTGGAACTTTTATCCTGACCCTGATGCGAATAGCATGGATGAAGCGCAGTACGTAATTGAACGTCATAAGATGTCACGTACACAATTGCGTGGTTTGAAGAAGCGTCCATACTTTCGTGGACAAGTTATTGATGAGGTAATTCAAATTGGTGAAAACTATACTAAAAAATATTGGGAAGATGATTTATCCGATTATGCTCCTGAGTCCTCTATTGACCGTTTTGAGGTACTTGAATACTGGGGTACCGTTGATATTGACATGCTTGAAGAGCAAGATATCGAAATACCGGAAGAACTAAAAGACTTTGATGAACTACAAGCAAACGTGTGGATTTGTAATGATAAACTTATCCGTATGGTTCTGAACCCATTTAAGCCTAGTAAAATTCCATACCATGCTGCGCCATACGAACTAAACCCATACTCTTTCTTTGGGGTAGGTATTGCAGAGAACATGGACGACACGCAGACATTGATGAATGGTTTCATGCGTATGGCTGTGGACAATGCCGTACTGTCTGGCAACTTGATTATGGAACTGGATGAAACTAATCTTGTTCCGGGCCAAGACCTATCACTGTATCCGGGTAAGGTATTCCGTAGGCAGGGTGGCGCACCGGGTCAAGCTATCTTTGGAACAAAGTTTCCTAACGTGTCTAGTGAGAACATGATGCTGTTTGACAAGGCACGTCAGCTATCAGATGAAAGTACAGGCTTGCCTAGTTTTGCTCATGGGCAAACAGGTGTTACAGGTGTAGGGCGTACTGCGTCAGGCATCTCTATGCTTATGGGTGCTGCCAGTGGTAGCATTAAGACTGTCGTTAAGAACGTAGACGATTATTTGCTGCGTCCTTTGGGTGAAGGTTTCTTCCGTTTTAACATGCAGTTTGACTTTGACCCAGAAATCAAGGGAGATTTAGAAGTTAAGGCACGTGGAACAGAAAGCCTGATGGCTAATGAAGTACGCAGCCAACGCCTGATGCAGTTTTTGCAAGTAGCAAGCAGCCCAGCACTTGCACCTTTTGCTAAGTTCCAGTATGTAATCCGCGAGATTGCATCTTCATTGGACTTGGACCCCGACAAAGTAACCAACAATATGGATGAAGCTGCTCTGCAAGCAGAGATTATGAAAGGCTTCCAAGCCCCTGCACAGCCAGTAGGACCAGAAGGAGCAGCACCAGCAGGTGCAAACCCAATGGACCCAACAGGAGCAGGTGGTGGTAATATAGGTACAGGACAAGTTCCTATGCCGGGTGAACAAGGATTTAGTGCAAATGGACAGACAGCAGATACTCAGCCGCCTCAAGCCGCTGGTGGGCAACAACCGCCAATGGGAGGCGTTCAATAGTTACTTAGATGATGCAATTATGCAACACCATAAAGTAATGGAACAATCGACAGACACTGTTATGTTACACAGGCAACAAGGTGCCATAGCAGTTTTACGTAAACTAAAGCAACTTAGGGATGAAGTAGTTGGCAGCAAATAATGAAACAGAAAAACTTTTAAGTCCAAAACGCAGAAACAAAGGCGCAGAAAGACAAAAAGAAGAAGGTGGCATATCTGCTAAAGACGTAGCTATGTTTGGTGCAGAAATGATACCGGGCGTAGGTGAGGCTATGGCGGTTAAACGCACCTCTGATGCATTAGATGAAAAAGACTATTTAGGTGCTGGCATTGAAGCAGCAGCAGGTTTAATGGGAATTATTCCGGGTGTAGGTGATGCTGCAGGTAGAGGACTGCGTGAAGTTACAAAAGTATTAAGAAAAGATGCAAAATTAAATATAGACAACCCCGGTTTTAATGAAATATATCAAGAAACATATGCGGAAACTAAACAAAAATCTGCTGATGCTGCAAAAAAACGTGCTGTAAAAGGGGGGCAGAAAGATACATATGCTGTAAATTTAGGTAATGAAGAAGGAGTCACGGGGTATGCTAATAAAGTAACTTTTAAACCAGAAGAATTAAAAGATTTACCCGGTGCTATGGGAGAAGAAAAGTTTAGGTCTAGTGGTGAAAAACTAAAGAGACTTAAAAAGTCTATAGCAAAAGAAGGCTATAAGCCAGAAAATAATACTATTCTCATACATGTTCGTGAAGATGGACAACCTTTTGTTGTAGAAGGTAATACTCGTCTTGCGGAAGCATTAGAATCTGGTCGTGAAACTATAAACGCAGATATTAGATATTTGCGTGGTGCAGAGGAAAAAACAGGGCCGCTTGACCCAAAAAATATTTTTCCTAATCAAATAAAAGAAGCAGATGCTTTAGAAATAGGTATAAATCCAGCAACAAAAGATGGTGCATTACTTAAAAAATATAATATTTCTACTTCTAAAAATATAGTTGAAAACAGTAGTGCAGCAACTGCAGGTACAAAAGAAGCAAATAAACTTATTAATGCAAAAGTTGCAGATGGAACACAAGTTGGTATTCGTCTCAATCTTAACTCAACTATTCCTAATATGCCTAGAGGTTTGGACAAACTTCAAACTCTTCATCAAAAAAATTACAACGGTAAGGCTTTGTCGTATCGTCCTTTTGCTACAGTAGAGAATGTTACATTTAATGTAAATCAAAAAGGTAGACAAGGCATTGCTGCTAAAATAAAAGGTGTAGACGTTCCTGAAGCAAAAAATAAGTTTCCTGCTATGTCGGTTGATGGACAGCTTAATAATAATAGAAATATACTAGATGAAATGGATGACGATGTAGTAGAGATTGGTTTTAATCCTATGAGTGGCCATCTATTTGTAGATATGTCTACTGGACAAGCGGTACAGTCTGCGGAAGTAGCGACAGTGATAGGCGATAGAGTGTACGCAAAAGGTGTTACTTATATGAAAAAAGCAGAAGCACCCAATCCGTTGTCTGCATCTGATGGAACACCTCTTCCAAGTGAAGTAAGGTATAAAATGAAAAAAGGTGGAGTAGTACCAATGGATAGACAAATGAGCATGTTTGATGATGGCGGTCTTATGGACGAAGGCGGCACAGTAGACCCTGTATCTGGTAATGACGTGCCACCCGGCTCTACACAAGAAGAAGTGAGAGATGACATTCCTGCACAGCTTAGTGAAGGCGAGTTTGTATTTCCTGCTGATGTAGTACGTTATATTGGTCTGGGCAACTTGATGCGTATGCGTCAGGAAGCTAAGATGGGCCTAAAGTTGATGGAGCAAATGGGTCAAATGGGCAATAGCGAAGAAGCTATTATGCCAGATGATTTGCCATTTGACATTAATGACCTTGACATGGAAGACGAAATAGACGATAATAACGAATTAGAAATGCAGGTAGGTGGTTTTGTGCAGCCTACACAACAGCAGCAGCAGATGGGTATTAGTGGATATCAGCAAGCTGTAGCACCAACAACGGGCGTAGCAGCAGTGCCACAGCAAGCTGCATCACAACAATATGTACAACCTGTACAGCCTGTGCAAGCAGCAGTGCCGACAATGCAAGCGTATAAACCAGAGGAAGTACCTACATTTCAGCAAACTATAGGTGATGATGCATTTGGTACCTATGATGAATTGCGCCAATATCGCAATGAAGCAGGTAATATTATTAATGTACCATTCCGTAATGGTCAGCCTATTAGCCCAATTCCAGAAGGTTACACATTCGTAGACCCAGAGGAAACTGCCACAGAAGAGGTAACAACTACACCTACAACGCCACAAACTACACAAGTCCGTGAAGAAGGTGGAGATGACGAAGCACGTCAACGCCGTGAAGAAGAAATGTATGGTCCGGGCGGTGGACGTTTAGGCATTAAAGGTAAAACATACGGAGTATCATTTGATGGAGTTGGTATTCTTGAAGGTAAGGGGCTTCTTGCTGGTTTAGCATTTACTGGTCAAATTCCTGATAAGTATGCTACTAATGTATCTGTAAATATAAAACGTGGGGATGATGAATTTGCAGTTAGAGGTGATGATTATAATGAATTGAAACAAGTAATTGAAGACTCTGGTGCAAATTCTCCGGCTGCTGAAAATAAATTGGCTGAGTTGCGTAGGCGATCTAATGCAATTAAAGAAGCAAAACGTAAAGCGCAAGAAGAGTTTGATAGGCTTGCTAAACTAAAAGAAAACGAAGAAGAACGTAAACGCACAAAAGTACAGCCTTCATCGGATGACCCCGGAGGTAAAGGACCGTTTGGTACCGGATATACTTACGACCCTAAATCCGTAAAAGAAACCACAGACTATGTAGAATCAGGATACCAAGAAGCCTCTGGAGGTGGAGGAGGTGGTAGCCCATCCTCTAGTTCAAGTTCTTCTAGCAGCAGTTCATCAGGTAGTAGTAAATCTTCTGGTTCGGGTTCATCCAGTGGTGGTTCATCTAAATCTAGTGGAGGCAGCTACGGCGCAAAAGACTCAACTGGGGGTTCTAGACGATTCGATGAAGGTGGTTTAGCATCTAAACCCAAACCCAAAAAGAAAATGAAGAAGGGTGGACTAGCTTCTAAAAAATAATCCACAATATGTTGGCTACTCATCCCCCATCCCCGACAGGTTGGCTACGGTGGCCCCAACAAGGAGAATGACATGAACGATACAATCATGGCAGAAGAAATGAAGACTACGCCAAAAGCGGCATTTGTCAACAAACCTTACACGCAAGAAGAAAGAGTAAAGCGCGATGAGGAAGAACTAGAACAGCTAATGAAAGAACGTGATGGTGAGGAAGAAGCACCAGAGCAAGAAGCTGAACCTACTAGCGCAGAAGAAAAAACATTTAAAAAGCGTTACTCTGACCTACGCCGACATCAACAGAAACAAGCAGAAGAATTTAAGTCTGAACTTGCAGAACTAAAGCGTCAGCTTTCAGATGCTACAAAGAAAGAAATGAAACTGCCCAAGTCTGATGAGGACATTGAAGAGTGGGCAAAAGAATACCCAGACGTAGCAGCTATCGTTGAAACAATTGCAATTAAAAAAGCTAGTGAACAAGCAACCGCACTAGAAGAACGAATCAAAGCAATTGATGAGATGCATAATACTGCAACTAAAGAAAAAGCAGAAGCATCTTTGATGCAGATGCATCCAGATTTCGGCGAGATTCGTGACAGCGATGACTTCCACGAGTGGGCCGAAGAACAACCTAAGTGGGTACAGGACGCACTGTACGAAAATGATAATGACGCACGGTCAGCAGCACGAGCAATTGACCTCTACAAAGCAGATAGAGGCATTGGCAAAAAGTCTAAGAGCAAGAATGATAAGGGTGCAGCAGAGGCAGTTGCGCCGAAAGATAAAAGAAGTAAGCCACAAACTGATGAGGCTTCCACGTATCTGAAAGAGTCAGATGTAGATAAGATGTCAGCACATGAATACGAGAAACATGCTGATGAGATTATGGATGCAATCCGTAGTGGTAAGTTTATCTATGATTTATCTGGTTCTGCACGATAAAAAAGAGTTGACAAGTAGTTATTAATAAGTATAACTATAGTCAAGTGTAGTGTAAGCAGGGTCGCTCCTTGCTTACCTAACAATCCGCAAACGACAAAAATCTTCAAGATTACCTGAATAACATGGCCTACTAAGTATGTCGGCGGCCACTGACTTACAAGGTACACCCTACGTTATACAGCCTCTGCAAAGAATTGTACTGTTTGCATCTGTGAAAAATCCAAAACAATAGGAGATGGATTATGGCTTTCCCAAGAGCACCGGGTTATAATAACTTGCCGAATGGCAATTTTAGCCCAGTAATTTACTCCAAACAGGTGCAGCTTGCATTCCGCAAGGCCGCTGTTTGTGACGCGATTACGAATAACGACTACTTTGGTGAAATCGCAAACTTTGGTGATTCAGTTAAAATCATCAAGGAACCCGAAATCACTGTTAAGGCTTACGAGCGTGGTACTACCATTACTCCGCAAGACCTTGACGATGAAGACTTCACACTGACCGTTGACAAAGCAAACTACTTTGCGTTTAAAGTTGACGACATTGAAGAAGCACATTCGCACGTGAACTTTGAGTCTCTCTCAAGCAACCGTGCTGCATACCGTCTTGCTGACCAGTTTGACCAAGATGTTCTTGGCTACTTGTCAGGTTTCAAGCAGTCTGCAATCAGTGGCACACCGGACACTGTTAACAACGTAGTTAACGGTACGAAGTCTGTTTCAACTGCTGGTTCTGACGAACTGCTGTCAAGCATGAAGCTGAATGCATCCGACTTCAATGCGGGTAATGCTGCTAACTGTGTCGGTCTGAAGCCTCGCGCATCAGAAGCTGTTCCAACTGCTGCTGGTACTACTAACCCACTGACTGTGATTGCACGTATGGGTCGTCAACTCGACCTGCAAAACGTGGACTCTCAGGGCCGTTGGTTGGTCATTGACCCAGTGTTCGTTGAACTTCTGAAAGACGAAGACTCACGTCTGTTTGATTCAGACTTTGGTGGTTCTGGTCTGCAGAATGGTTTGATTCTGAATAACCTGCATGGCTTTAAAGTCCATGTTTCTAACAACCTGCCTAAAGTTGGTACAGGTCCATCTACTACAGGTGGAACCAATGCTAATAACTTTGGTGTGATTGTTGCTGGTCATTCATCAGCCGTTGCTACTGCTGACCAAATCAACAAGACTGAAACCTACCGCGACCCGGACAGCTTTGCAGATATCGTCCGTGGTATGCATCTGTATGGCCGCAAGATTCTCCGTCCAGAGGCTCTTGTCAACGCCAAGTACTGCTTGGTATAAGGAGAATAGATTATGGCACTAGGTGATAACACTCTCCAAGCCGCACGTGGTAACTCGCAGCGTGGGCGTAATCCATACATGGTTCAGACCACATTTGACTTTGCAACAGCACTGTCTGACAAAGGTAGCGCACTTGCCGCTGGCGATGTCATTCCAGTAATTGCTGTTAAAAAAGGCATGATGGTGATGAATGCAGGTATTGAAGTCGATACTGCCTCTGACGGTTCTACTCTTACTGTAGACCTTGGCATGATTGCAGCCGAAGATTTCGTTGACGGTTTTGACGGAACTTCTGCAGCAGGTGTTGTAGCACAGAACCCAGCAGCCTATTCTCCACGGATGGCTGTTGCTGATGACAACATCGACCTCAAACTTGTTACCCTGTCAGGTGGCGCAGTTACTACGGGTAAACTCCGTATCTGGGCTGTCATCATGGATTGCAATGATGAAGGTGACTTGACTGCTCAAGAAGTAGCACGTGACGTTATCTAACTAACATAGTATTGGGGCAGGGCAACTTGCCCCTTTACTTTCTTTCTTTATAAGGATGCACGATGGCATATACTTACCTAGACATTACTAATGAAGTACTTGCTCGTATGAACGAGGTATCTCTTACTGCAGCTAATTTTGCTACAGCTAGGGGTTTTCAGGTACAATGTCAAAACGCTGTCAACGATGCTATTAACTATATTAATCAACGTGAGTTTGGCTGGCCTTTTACACACGCTACTGAAACTCAGACATTGGTAGCTGGTCAAACACGTTATACTATTCCAACGGATACACAGTCAATAGACTATGACACATTTAGAATTAGTAAAGATGATACTCTGGGTGTATCAGGGATTACACTACGTATTTTAGACTACAAAGAATATACACAAAAATATATTGACCAAGAAACTACATCTGATGTAGGTGCAGTTCCTATCTACGTATTTCGCACACCAGATAATAACTACGGCTTGTACCCATATCCTGATAAAGCCTACGAATTAAAGTACGAATACTATAAAAAGCCTACTCCATTGTCGGCAGCAACAGATGCACCAACTGTACCTGAACAGTACCGACAGGTAATTGTAGATGGTGCAACCGCATATGCGTATCAATATCGTGGAGAGGCACAGCAGTATGGCATCAACTTTGCACGTTTTGAAGAAGGCATCAAGCAGATGCAGACAATCTTGCTTAATCGTGCCGACTACATCAGGTCTACGTATATTCCATACTCACAAAGGTACGGTGCTGGCGCGGGTGGATTTTAGAGGTTTAAATGGCAGATGAATCTGGCCTCAGTCCTTATGTGTTTGCTTGTGAAGGTGGGTTAGTTCTTGACCAGCCAACCTTTAAGATGCAACCCGGCATGGCACTTGAACTAGAAAACTTTGAACCTGATGTACGTGGTGGCTACCGCCGTATCAATGGCTACATCAAATGGAACAGCAATATTGTTCCTCAAACATCTAGTTCATCTGAAGCAGTGCTTATGTCTGCTTTCTTTCCCGGCAACAATAAAGTAATTGCTGCACGTGGAGAAAAAGTATTTGAGGCTGGTACATCAGGTAGCTGGACAGAGATTGACACAGGACGTACTAATGCAAACAGGTATACGTTCTTTAGATACAATCTAGCTGGCACTGACCATATTATCTGGGCTGATGGTGCAAACCATGCAACAAAGTATGATGGCACAACTGTAACAGATATTAATGCAACAGGCGCACCATCTAATCCAAAGTTTGTTGTAGGTTATAAAAATGCTATGTTCTTTGCAGGGCATAGTGCTAATAAAGAAGAAATTGTATTTACAGCACCTTTTACTGACAATGACTTTAACACAGCCAATGGCGCAGGTGCCATACGGGTAGACAGCACAATCACTGGATTGTTTCCGTTTCGTGATGAACTGTACATCTTCTGTGAAGAACGCATCTTTAGACTTGTAGGCAACACTGTCGCAGACTTTCAGATGCAACCTGTTACCAGAGACATTGGTTGTCTAAATAACTTTACCATCCAAGAACTAGCTGGTGATATTATTTTTCTTGGACGAGATGGCCTTAGAACAGTAGCCGCGACTGAACGTATTAATGACGTTGAACTTGGCACAATTACGGCACCCATTAAGGAACTGTTTGATGGTGTCACAGACGTAGATGAGTTTGTAAGCGTAGTTGTACCCGGCAAGACACAGTATCGTCTGTTCAGGGTCAATAGGTCAGAAGACACACAGGCTACAACAAAAGGTGTTATTGCCGTACGTAAACAACAAGGGTATGAGTTTGCTACAACTATAGGCATACAGCCAGCTTGTACAGATTATAATACAGTACAGGGTGACATCTTTGTACTCCACGGTGGCTACGATGGTTATATCTATCGCCAAGAACAAGGTAACACATTTGATGGCACTACAATTATAGGCCGTTATCGTTCACCTGATATGACTATGGGAGATGCTGGCATACGTAAAAACTTTCAGCGAGTAATTATTAACTACGCACCTACAGGCGCACTTAACTCTGACTTGTTTCTACGATATGACTATGAATCTCCAGATGCAGCAAGACCTGATGCATACCCGTTTGACAGTTCAACAGTAGTGGCATTATATGGAACGTCAGTATACGGAACAGCAACATACGGTGGTCAGTCAAACCCATTGGTAAGACAGCCAGTAGAAGGTAGCGGATTTGCTGTAGCAATGCGGGTGGTGGATAATGATATATCACTACCGTACACACTAAAAGGTTTTCAGCTAGAATTTGATGCAGGAGCAAGAAGGTAATGGCAGGTTACGTAAGACAATCCACATATACTGACGGTGACGTTATTACCGCAGCACAAAGTAACAACGAGTTTAATCAGTTACTTGCTGCTTTTGTAAATACCACTGGTCACAAACATGACGGCACTGCCGCTGAAGGTCCAGTAATCGGATTGATTGGTGACCCCGGTGTTGCCACACCACTTAACAAAGTCGTAGTTAGTGATACAAACAATCGCATTGGTGTGTTCGTAGATGTAGGTGGCAGTTCAACAGAACAGATACGCTTTCAAGACGGTGCCATTGTTCCTGTAACAGACAACGACATTGACTTGGGTGCATCTGGCACAGAGTTCAAAGACCTGTTTATTGATGGCACAGCCAACATTGACGCACTTATAGCTGACACTGCCGACATCAACGGTGGTACAATTGATGGTGTCACTATCGGTGGTGCATCAGCGGGTGCAATTACGGCTACCAGCTTGGTGGCTACTACTGCCGATATCAACGGTGGTACAGTAGACGGTGCAGTAATTGGTGGGGCATCTGCTGCTGCCATTACAGGCACAACAATCGTAGCTAACACCAGTATTAATATTGCAGGTGATGGGGCGACTGTCACAGGCATTAAAGATGAAGACGACATGTCTTCCAATAGTGCGACTAAACTCGCCACGCAACAATCCATTAAGGCTTATGTAGATGCCCAAGTCACAGCGCAAGACCTTGACTTCCAAGCAGATAGCGGTGGTGTTCTCTCTATCGACCTTGACAGCGAGACTTTCACGCTTACAGGTGGTACAGGGATTGATACTTCTGGTTCAGGTAATACTGTTACTTTTGCTATTGACTCAACTGTAGCCACACTTACTGGAACACAGACACTTACCAACAAGACGCTTACAACGCCCGTCATCTCCTCTATCAGTAACTCAGGTACCATTACCCTACCTACAGGCACAGACACGCTTGTAGGCCGTGCTACGACTGATACACTTACCAATAAAACCCTTACAAGCCCAACTATTACTACTGGCGTACTTAACGGTGCAGTCAGCGGTACGTCTATCAAAGATGAAGATGATATGTCGTCAGACAGCGCAAGCCATCTGGCTACGCAGCAGTCTATTAAAGCATATGTAGATAGCCAAGTAACTGCACAGGACTTTGACTTCTCTGGTGACAGTGGTGGCGCACAGAGTGTAGACCTTGATAGTCAGTCAATGACATTCACAGGTGGCACAGGTATTGATACAACAGGGTCATCACAGACAATGACCTTTGCTATTGATAGCACTGTAGCGACACTGACAGGCTCACAAACTCTTACAAATAAAACCTTGACAAGTCCTGTGCTGAACAGTACAATAAGTGGAACTTCCATTAAAGATGAAGACGATATGTCTTCTAACAGTGCCGACCATCTTGCTACACAACAGTCAATCAAAGCCTATGTAGATACACAAGTAGCCACTGTACCTGTCGGTGACATTACATCTGTAGTTGCTGGCTCTGGTATGACAGGTGGTGGTACATCTGGTGATGTTACACTGAATGTGATTGGTGGTACAGGTATTACTGCTAATGCTGATGAGATTACAATTGACAGCACAGTAACAACACTTACAGGCACACAGACACTTACAAATAAAACCCTGACTAGCCCCACTATTAATGGTGGCTCACTGTCAAGCACAGTCACGGGTACTACGCAATCTGCTGGCACAAGCAATACAACAATTGCTACAACAGCCTTTGCTGTCACAGAAGCTAACAATGCCGCTGTAGCAATGGCGATTGCACTTGGATAATATGCTTGACAAATCAGTATGATTGTGGTATAATTATACATAATTGGAGAAATAAATGGCAAACTCATTTAAACTGGTGACAGACACTGGAGTAGGCACTTCCGCTGCCACGGTTCATACTGGTGCTGGTTCTACCGAAACAACAATCATTGGCATGTCGATTGCGAACATTCACACCTCACAGATTGAGGTAGATGTACAGCTTGAGAACAATGACGGTGACAATATCTATATTGTAAAGGATGCACCTATTCCTGTGGGTAGCAGCCTTGTTGTTGTGGGCGGTGAACAGAAAGTAGTTATGAACGCAAGTGATGTCTTGAAAGTTACGTCAAATGTCGCATCTAGCGCAGACGTTGCTTTGTCTATTCTTGAAATTACGTAAGGAATAATCATGGGTTATATCGGCGCAGGTATATCAAGATTTAACACAGCAGATGAACTGACTGTCACTGGCGATGCTGAGTTCAACGGCAACGCTAACTTTGGCGACAGTGACAAGGCACAGTTTGGTGCTGGTAATGACTTGCAGATTTATCACGATGGTAGCAACAGCTATATTGATGATGCTGGTGCTGGCGACCTATTTATACGAGCATCTAACAACCATTATCTGCGGTTTATGAATGGTGACTACGCCATTACCACAAGCGAAGATGGTGATGTTGGTTTACGCTACGATAATTCTCAAAAGCTGGTGACCACCTCATCTGGCGTGGATGTCACTGGCACTGTGACGGCTACAACATTTCAAGCTAATGCAGGAGGTACGTTCACCACTGCATCAGGCAATGATTTAAACATTGTGTATCCTGACAGCCGTTCACTTTTTATCAAAGAAGGCTCAACCACGCATGTTACTGTGAATAATGTTGGCAATGTCGGCATTTCTAACACCGCTCCCGACTTCAACTTATCCGTAGGAAATTCGTCTAGTGTAAACCCATCTATCCAAATTATGTCGGCAACCAACAGCAACGCACAGCTGCTGTTTGGTGACGGTGCTGGTGCGGCTGGTTACAGAGGCACAGTTGTGTACGGAAATGCTACAGATTCAATGTCATTCTCAACGGCTGGCGGCGAACGTATGCGACTGGATTCGTCAGGCAATCTGCTGGTGGGCGGCACTGAAGTTAACCCACAAAACCAGTCATCTGGTTCTGGGTCAGCTTTACGGGCTGATGGTCGAGGTTTCTTTAGAGCCACAAGCGCAACAGTGCTAGGCGCGAATTTGCAGGGCAATGATGGTCAAGTAATTAGAATAAGCAAAGCTGGTTCAGAACTTGGTGGCATGTATGCTTTCAGCAATGAAATAGCATTAGTTTCTGGAAATACTGGGCTGTATTTTGATGATGCTAATAACAAGATATTCCCTTTAAACGGCAGTGGTGGTGTCAGAGACAATATCACTGACTTAGGCGCATCAAACGCACGTTTCAAAGACGGTTATTTCAACGGTTCTGTTTATACAACTTATGTAAAAGGCAACGGCGGTCATACGGGTCAAGTCCACTTCACAGGCTCACACGATATTCGCTTTGTGAACAACGGCAATGAGCGGGCTAGGTTTAAGTCTGATGGCACATATGTCATTGGCGCATCTTCAGACGACAATATGTGGCGTGGCACTGGGTCAAATGAAGGCTTCCGGTTTAACAATAAT